GTACGTTGACGCGCAATGGAACGTCATGCCGTAGATGCCGGTGAACTTCATCAGCGGAGCGCCAGCGCCCACCAACATGATGGCCAACTGGTCGTACATTTTCTTCTGAATCAGCAGGTTCATTACGTTGCGCCAGCCCTGCAGCGTACCGGTGGGTTTGGTGTTGTTGACGATGTTCTCCAGTCCGACCATAGGGATTTCTGTAGGCTTGGTCTTGGGCGCGTAAATCTTGCCCGCGTACACAAACGTGTTGTCCTTTTGCCAGCCGTAGCTTGCGGGTACCTTAACCGGTAATTTCTCAGTGCTCATTTTTTCTACACTCGCTCGTATGTAATCGTAAAAGTTCTTGTCGTTGCCGGAGCCAAACGCTGCCAACACGTTCTGTGTGGCGAGATACTTCACCGTCTCGTCTTTGCTTACGCAGCTTTTCTGCGGCAGCAGGATGTGTTGTGCGCCCTCGGGCCGCAGCGCCAGCATGTGGACAGTGTGCTCCCCAGCCGTATCAAGGATGTTGAGCGGGAAGATGTCGTAGCTGACGAGCATGGTGAGCTTCTTGGACTCGGAGCCATCCTCGTTCTCTGTACGCTTCTCGATGTACACGCCGCCGTTGCGTCCATACGCATAACCAAACGGTGCCTCGGGGCGCAGCGCTGTACGTACAGTATCCGTACCCGTAGGTTGAACCTCAACTTCTTTCGCTTCTGTAACGACTGCCGTATCACGCCCCAGCGCCAGCGGGTTTGTGATCTTTCCCCAGTGTACACACGTTGTACACACACCGGGGTTCTCCGAGTCAAACTTGGTGCACGGGTAAGGGCCTTTGATCTCGGCCAGCTTGGAGTGCATTCGGTTCTCGTCGTAAGGATGCAACCCGCTCAACCATACGGCTGCGCGTTCACCATCCTCGCACTTCTGAGCAATGCTCAGCATGCCGCGCCACAGCGGCTCCATCCCATCGTCGCTGGCATTCGTGGCGTAGAACGCCAACTGATCGCAGCCATTACCCTTCTTGGTAGCCTTGTAGATGTTGCCGAACTTCGTGATGTTGTTAGCAAAGAGTTGCACGTTTGTCGTAGGCGCAGCCGTTGGCCGTTGGCCGGGTAGCATGAGGGCGGTGCTCGGCGCAGCTTTAACTTCGTAAGCGGTACCCGCCAAGTTGGCCTCAAGCAAACCGCGAATGTCATCGATGTCGAAGAAACCCCCGCTGTGCATGAACCGCACCCTAGTCTCGCCGCGCACGCGCTTGCCGCCTTTGACGCCGGTATTGATTGTTTCCGGCACACGGAGTACTCTGGCTGAATCGCCGGTAACAGTGGGGTCAATACCAAGCTTTTTCTGGACGCACAGGCGCTTGAACGCCTCGGCCACAGGTTTCCACTCAGCGATCTCCACAGCATCACGCAGCGGCCAGTATGCATGCACACCGCCGCCAGACGCCACCATCCACGGGTCGCCCAACCCAGCCAGCCCAACCTCATTGCAGAAGTCAAGTATGGCTTGCGCCGCCATACGCGCTGATGGGTATGCCTTGGGTTTGATCTTGCCGTTCTTGTCCGGCACGTCCTTGGGGTGGTTGCAGTCAATGTCGATAGCAATGCACTTTGCCATCTGGGTGTTGTCGGCTTGGCGGTTGTCCGCGTCCCCAAACGTACTCAGGCCAAAGTAAATATCAAGCTTCGATTTGTTCCAACGCGCTACCGCCGCCTGCGCTTCTTCCAGTGTGTCAACATAAACGTGTTCCTTCTTCTTCGTCAGCTCTGCCACGCAGTAGCGCCCGTTGCCGGGCGGTGGCAAAACCGCCGCTAGAAAATCAAGCGGTTCCATAGGTATCCTAGGTTTATTTTTTCTTGCCGTCTGCTATTTCGGCCAAACGCTTTACCAGTTCTTCCACCCAAGCTGTGGGCAGTTCTGCAGCCGCATATAGGGTCGCATAGTGAACCAGCTCTTTATTGGTGAGTGGGCGTGGGTTTACGGAGTCAAGTTGTACTCTTTGCATATTCTTCTCCAAGCTTCGTCCGCCGTCTTTGACGAGGACATTATTGTTAGTAATAGTTCAACACGGTTCTGGTAAGCAACAAAGATGTCCTTGCCCTCGAACCAGTTGTAGACGGTCTGTCGCGTGACGCCAAGCGCATAGGCAATCTTAGTCACGGGGAAGTCCAAGTGAATGGCCCAACGCCCGAGCTTGTTGCCCATCGTCTTAGGTGCCGCTGCAACAGCGTCGATAATTTTTTTTGAGTAGGCCATAGTGATAAAGCACTGGGACACGCAGGGCAGGAAACGCAGTCATAGGTATGTGAGCGTTTATGGTAACGAGGAGGAAAAACACGAATAAACCCTCCCCGACCTGTGCAATGCGACCGCTGCCTGCGGCCCAGCGAAACTAATTACTCGTCGTCCCAGTCAGACACGATATCTGCGAGGCTGGCCTTGGCTGCAGGAACTGCTGATGCCTTCGGTGCGGCTTTACGCACTTCGGGTTCGGGCGCTGTATCCTCTTCGTCTTCCTCGACCACAGGCGCGGGCGCTGGCTTGGTCTTCTTGGGTAACTTGGCTACGCGTGCTGGGGGGTCTGCTTCTTGCTCGTCTGTTTCTTCCTGAGCAACGTCTGTTTCTTTCTGTACAACAGGGCGCTTGCCTGCGATAGCCAAAGGAGCTGCAGCGGCACCGTCCGTCTGAGCAGCGCCCATCACAACCGCCTTCTTAGCGTCGTCGCTGTCAGCCTGATCCTTGATGATGTCGTACTCGTCGTCAGTCAACCAGCGTGTGGGGGCGAAGTGCAGCTTGGGGGACTCCGACTTGGTGTCGAACTTCATGCGGGTCACGATCTGCTCGGGATTGATCGGAGGGTTCTGCGCAGCTAGGTAGCGGGCGAAAGACTGCAAGGGGTGCTTGTCGCCTTCTGCCTTACCAAAAATGGACGTGGCAGGCAACACCATCTGCATGACGGAACCTTCCATGTCGTTGGCCAGCACCACAGCCAGACGCTGCTGGTAGCGGCAGGCGCGGCTATTACCAATACCCGAACCGGCTTGGTTCTGAGGGCAGCTCAGGCAAGTCTCGGACTGTTTGTTTTTGGCCGATGGGTCTGGGCGCTCGCCATCATTGGAAGAGCAGTCGGGTGCGGAAGCTGCAGCATCCTTGTCGTATGCGCCGGAGTAGTACTGACGGCCAACCTTCGGTGCAGCTTTAACGATGATAACGTCCAGATGGCGGTCTTCGATTGCAGCAACTTCTTTGCCGTTGTCCATGAGGCGGAACACGCCGCCTTTGATCGAGATACGCTTGCCAGCAGAAGCGCCAGAACCACCGCCGGTCAGCGCCAGTGCGGTCTCAGACAAGACGTTGTTGCGTGCAAAAGCTGGGACTTTTGATGGGTTAAAAAGAGATACGTTGCTCATAATTTCCTCAGTTAGTAGGCTTGGTTACGCGGATTTCAAAATCCGAAAATTGGTTCAGGCCGGGGGGCACCGAACCGGGGTTCTCCGCCAAGTACTGCGCCATGTTGGTTTGGGCAATACGTTTCTCCAGCAGATCAACGGCATCGTTCTCAACAATAAAGCTTTTAAACGAGTCCCAGTCCTGCGTGGAGTAGCGGGTTTTCTGCACCATCGACACAGTGCCGAAGGTGGTGTTCACAGACTTGACGCCGAGCGCCTTCATCTGATCTTTCATAGCAAACTTTAGCGTGTCTTGCTTTGCTTTCAACGTCTCAACCTTGGTGTCATACTCCTTGGTCAGTTCGTCAATCTCAGCCTTAATCTTGCGGTAGACGCGGGCTAGTTTATCCATTGGTATCGTGTCTTCAGTCACTTTGCTTTCTCCTTTTTGTGTCTATCGTTTGACAAGTGTAGCGTACTTTTTTGCAGTTTTGCTCCTTTCTCAAGAATTTATTTCGGTCTCAAACATCTGGGTCAAGGTAAAGTTATTCACAACCTTTGTGGATAAAGCTGTGAACATCTTCTTTTCTACGGGGCTGCTCTCAATGTGGATAACTGTGACCTTGCCTGCGTTTTGACCCTTACGATCTGCCCGTGCAATACACTGGATGTACTGCTCAACTGACATCAGCGGCCCGTAAAACACCACCGTGTCGGCAGCGGTCAACGTAATCCCGTGCGCTGAAGCCTGCGGCTGCATCACCAACACGCGCGGGTCTTGCTCGTTCTGAAAGCGCCTGATCGTGTCGGCGCGTTTGTTGGGTGTGACACCGCCGTGGATGCACTCTACGGCGAAGCCTTTCTTGGTCAGGTGGTTGTACACCGTGTCGATACTGCTGCGGAACATGGCGAAGATCAATACCTTGCGGTCGGTCTCCTCCAAGATTTCCTCCAGCACCGAGAGCCGAGGGGCAGCATCAAACTCCACCACGTCCTTGTCGTCCGTGTACACAGCGCCGCAACTTATCTGGAGTAGCTTGCTCAGTCCGGCTGCGGCATTGACCGCCGTGATTGTTTCGCCTGCCGCTTGAATCGACATCCG